ATAGAAAGTTAAAAATCTATTTCTCAAGCGCATATTATCAAACCACCGATGATGGAGACATCACGACTGCGGATTCTTACACTGGATTTGATTACATTGAGGATATTCAGACTGTAAATTCAGTAAGAAACACTGATATTCTTGATATTCGCCCAAGAGTTTCTGAATATACTGTTACCGAGAACGCTAGATCGCCTTTTGAATTCCACGGAAGAACATTTACTGGTGCTGGTGATACTGCATCGAATATTTTAGCGTCCAATGAGTCGATTTCCATCGATTTCTCCTTCTATTTGGGCAGAATTGACAGAGTTTTCCTCACAAAGGATGGAAGATTTCAAGTTAAATACGGAGCACCTTCCGAAAATCCACAAAAACCAGGTGCTGTTGATGATGCAATCGAAGTTGCAACCATTAAACTACCTGCATATCTTTATGATACGTCTCAAGCGTCTGTCAAATTCTTGGATCATAAAAGATTCAGAATGGTTGACATTAAAAACCTTGAGAATCGTATCAAAAACCTTGAATATTACACATCTCTGTCACTTTTAGAGACAAATACGTCAAATCTGTTTGTTTCTGACTCAAAAGGACTTAATAGATTTAAATCTGGTTTCTTTGTTGACAATTTTTCATCATTCTTGACTCAAGAGGAGTCGGTTGAGTTCAAAAATAGTGTTGATATCAAAAATAAGCAATTACGTCCTCAGCATCACACTGATTTAATCGATTTGCAAGGCAATTTGACAAGTTCAAGTGATGATTTGCAGTTTGCAACACCTGAAGGAACCAATGTTACCAAAAATAATGACATTGTTACTCTCGATTACACTGAAGTTGAGTGGTTGAAGCAAACTTTTGCAACTAGAACTGAGAGTGTAACTCCTTTCCTTATAAGTTTCTGGAATGGTTCAATAGAACTGACACCAACGACGGATACTTGGGTTGATACTGTAAGAATTGAGGCAAAAATTGTAGATACTGAGGGTAACTATGCTGAAACTCTTGCTTTGGCGTCTAGAACTCTAAATGTAGATCCTCAAAATGGTTTTGCTCCTACTATCTGGAATTCTTGGGAAACCAACTGGACTGGACAAGATATTATTGAAGATACTCGCATCAGAACTGTTCGTGGGGGCGAAAATATCAACGTTCAGGGCCCAGGTGGACGTGCAAGAACTCGTTCTTGGAGAGAAACTGTAACCGATCAGGTTATTGAGGATACCATCCTTGAAGTTAGAGATACTGGCGTTCAATCCAGAACTGGAACCAGAACTGTCGTTACAGAACAGTTTGACACCACCTCTGCTGGCGATAGATCCGTCTCTAGAGACTTAATTTCCTTCATGCGTTCTAGAAACATTCAGTTTGTCGCTAAAAGGATAAAACCATCCACTCAAATGTATGGTTTCTTTGATGGAGTGGACGTAACCAAGTATTGTGTACCAAAACTTCTTGAAATCACAATGATTTCTGGCGCATTCCAAATTGGTGAGACTGTTGTCGGTAGAACTCGTCCTGTAGGCAATCAACCTTTAGATCCTGGCGCAGTTGACGCCAAAATTACCTTTAGAGTGGCAACTTCCAATCACAAAGAAGGCCCATATAACTCACCTCTGACGACATTCAAAACTAATCCTTATACAAGAGCAACTTTACCCGTTTCTTATTCTTCCACATCACAAATTCTTAACGTAGATACTTTCTCACTCTCCAATCAATCTCAGGGTACATTCTCTGGTTTTGTTGAGACTGGAATGATTATGGTTGGACAGACAAGTGGTGCTCAAGCAACGATTTCTAATGTCAGACTAATTTCTGATATTAGTGCAACTTTAATTGGCAGTTTCTTCCTTCCCAATCCAAATAATAATACAAATCCAAGATTTGAAGCAGGACAGAAAGTATTCACTCTGGTGAATAATGAAAATAACAATCAAAATAATGCATCCTCTATTGCTGAGGAAGGATACATTTCCTCTGGTACACTTGAGACAGTTCAAGAAACCATCATTTCTGTTAGAAATGCTAGAATTGAAAATAAGACTGAATTTGAGGACAGAGCAGTTGCAAGAACAACAGGTGCTTCCGTAGTTGCTTCAAATACTATCTCAACACAGCAAAGAGAGAGAACTGTTACTCAGTGGTACGATCCTCTAGCACAGTCTTTCTTAGTTGATGATGAGACTGGAGTGTTCTTAACTAAGTGTGATGTATTCTTCGCATCTAAGGATGATGTAGATATTCCAATCACCTTCCAACTTAGAGAAATGAAGGGTGGCGTCCCAACTCAAAGAGTTATTCCGTTCTCTGAAGTTATTCTAGAACCATCTCAGGTTAATACTTCTACGGATGGTTCTGTCGCAACTACATTCACTTTCAAAGCACCTGTTTACCTTGAGGGGGGCGGCGAATATGCAATCGCACTTGCTTCTATCTCAACTAAGTATAGTGCATATATTTCAAGAATCGGTGAGAATGATTTAATCACCCAAACCTTTATCTCCAACCAACCATATCTCGGTTCTCTGTTTAAGTCACAAAACGCTTCAACTTGGGAACCAAGTCAGTGGGAAGATTTGAAGTTCACACTTTATAGGGCAGACTTTGTTACCAATGGTTCTGTTGAGTTCTATAGTCCTGAACTCACAGACGGTAACAAAGGGGTTGCACATCTGATGCAAAACTCTCTGAACTTTAACTCAAGAGAAATCAGAGTTGGAATTAATTCTACCCTCCAAGACACTGACATCAAACTTGGCAATACTGTTCGCCAGTTAACCACAAATGCAACTGGTGATTATGTTGGAAATGCCGGTATCGCAACTGGTACTCTTCAAGTCATTAATCCTGGTATTGGATATACTCCATCTGCAGACACTTTACTATTTGGAAGCGTTCCTCTTACCTCAGTTACAGGCAACGGAAGAAATGCTAAGGCAAATATCACCATCAACAATGGTGTTGCAATTGCAGCAACAATTACAGAGTCTGGAACAGGATATGTGATTGGTGATGTTCTTGGAATCGGAACCATTGGAACTAATAATCTTGGACTTGGTGCAAGACTTTCTGTACAAACTATCACCAATGTCAGCGAATTGATTCTACAAAATGTACAAGGTGATTTTGCTATTGCTGGTGCTGGTAAGACTATCATGTTTGACAATAACGCAGGAATTACAACTCAGTTGAATGCAGCGCAAGGTGGTAATGTTCAAATTTTTGAAATTGAAGTTGATAATGATGGACAGCATGTAGTTGTCGATCATAAGAACCACGGAATGTATTTCTCCAATAACTTTGTTACCATTTCCGATGTTCACACTGATGTACAACCAGTCAAATTGGCTCAACCATTTGATGCAACTTCCACATCTCCACTCCAGGTTGATGCAACTACCAACTTGAATCAGTTTGAAAATGTTGGTGTTGGAACAACTAACCTCGGATATGTTCTGATTGGTGATGAGATTGTTTCATACAGTTCTGCATCTGGCACGACTATTGGTGGAGAAATCACTAGAGGTGTTGATAGTACTCTTTCTAAGAACTATCCTGCAGGAACACCAGTTTACAAGTATGAACTTGCTGGTGTTTCTCTGAGAAGAATCAATAAGACTCATAATCTTGCTAATGTAACTGTCGCCAACCCAATTACGTTTGATTCTTATAATATCAAACTGGATATGGGTTCCAGTGGTGTTGGACGCTCTACAAGCGAAAGTCATCCAATCCTTTATGCTGGAGAAACTAAAACTGCAGGTGGTAGCGTAACCAAGGCAACACAAAACATTCCATTTGAAATTGTTCATCCAATTGTTCAGACTTTAACTGTACCAGGTACAACTCTAAGTGCAGAAATGAGAACGGTTAGTGCTACAAGCATCAGTGGCAATGAAATCCCATACGTGAATCAAGGATTTGAGAGCATTTCTCTCAACAAGACAAACTATTTCTCAACTCCAAGACTCGTCGCATCTAAGGTTAATGAGACTGCCAAACTGGCAGGAATTCCTGGCAATAAGTCCATGAATCTTAGAATTAATCTTGGCACGGTTGATTCTAGATTGTCTCCTGTCATTGATACTCAGAGAGTCAGTACTATTCTTACATCAAACAGAGTAAATAGTGTCATCGACAATTATGCAACCGACAATAGAGTCAATAGTATTAAAGACGATCCTACTGCTTTCCAGTATCTTTCTAAAGAGATTACTTTAGAGAATGCATCAACATCTATTAAGATTCTTGCTAATGCACACGTTGGTGCTGGAGCGAGCGTAAGAGCATTCTTCGCGATTGGTGAGGATACTGGATTTGAACCAATCTTCGTTCCTTTCCCAGGATTTAACAACCTTAACGAAAGAGGAGAAGTTATTAACGTTGCCAACAATGATGGATTGAGCGATTCATTCGTTGCTCCAACAGATAATACTGGTTTCACCCCACAGGAGACACTCTTCAGAGAATACACCTTCACTGCAGACGAACTTCCATCATTCACTTCTTACAGAATAAAAATTGTGATGACATCTGCCAGTCAGGTACATGTGCCTAAATTATCAGATTTGAGAGTAATTGCACTCGCATAATATGAAAAATCATTTAAAGGTTGAGGGACATGCTCATTTGTATAGAGATCCTAAAACAAACTCTATCATTAACAAAAATACTAATCAGTATAACGAGTATGTTTCTCGACGTGAATCAAAAAATGAAGAGGAACAAAAGATACAAAATCTAGAATCAGATTTTGCTACAATTAGAGGTGAATTAGATGAAATCAAGTCACTATTAAAGGAGTTTATCAATGAATCCAGATGATATAAAATTAGACACAGTGGAGAAGATGTTTGCCTATACAAAACTGGCAAATGAAATTGACAATCTTGAGTCTGTTGAAAACATAAAAAATGTAGCCAAATCATATTGTAAACTTTATTTTAAGCAACAAGAAGTCGTCAAGAAGTTGAATCTCGAATCAATAAATAGTTAGAAAGTCTAAGTTATATGGCGCAGCCCTCTACCAGACAGGAATTAATCGATTACGCTAAAAGGAAACTGGGTGCGCCAGTCCTGGAAATCAATGTTGCCGATGAGCAGATTGATGACTTGGTTGATGATGCTTTCCAGTATTTCCACGAGCGTCATTTTGACGGAGTTCAGCAAACTTACCTCAAATATCAATTTACTCAAGAAGATATTGATAGAGGGAGAAGTCCAAACTCCTCAGTAACACAAGCAGGAATTGTTACTACCACCGCTGCAGCAACTATTGATGGTGCTTCGGTGACATTCTCATATAAAGAAAACAGTAACTATATTCAGATTCCACCAGCAGTAATTGGTATTAATAAAATTTTTAGATTTGATACCAGCACAATAACGAGTGGAATGTTCGGTCTAAAATATCAATTATTTTTGAATGACATATACTCTTTCAGTTCAATGGAGTTGTTGACATATGCAATGACAATGGAAAGACTTTCTGATATTGATTTTTTACTGAATACGGATAGTCAAATTAGATTTAATCAGAGAGTGGATAGATTATATCTTGATATTGATTATGGAGCGGTTAGTGCAGGTGAATTTATCGTTATTGATTGCAATCGCCTTGTAGATCCTGATGATTTTTCAAGAGTTTATAACGACTCTTTTGTGAAATTGTATCTTACTGCTCTCATTAAGAGACAGTGGGGACAGAATCTAATGAAATTCCAAGGAGTCAAACTTCCAGGCGGAGTTGAACTCAATGGTAGACAAATCTATGACGATGCCGAAAAGGACATCGAAAGAATCATGGAGAAAATGTCTAACACTTATGAAATTCCACCTCTTGACATGATTGGCTGATGCTTAACCCATTTTTCCTAAACGGTTCCCAACAGGAGCAAAGTCTTGTTCAAGACTTAATCAACGAACAGTTGAGGATGTATGGTGTTGAGGTTCATTATCTGCCAAGGCAGTATGTAACCAAAAACACTGTCATCAGAGAAGTTATTGAGTCTAAATTTACAAAGACATTCCCAATCGAAGCATATGTAAACAACTTTGATGGGTATAGTGATAACTCACAATTACTCTCAAAGTTTGGCATTCAGGCAACTAATGAAATAAATTTAGTTATTTCACAAGAGAGATTTGAAACATATATTTCACCCCTTATTAAAGACTTAGAAAATGTTGAATTGTCAACTCGTCCGAAAGAGGGAGATTTAATTTATTTTCCGCTAGGAGATAGACTTTTTGAAATTAAATTTGTTGAGCATGAGAAACCTTTCTACATGCTTCAGAAGAACTACACATTTGAACTTAGATGTGAACTCTTCCGATATGAAGATGAAGTTATCGACACTGGCGTAGAGGTGATTGATGATGAAACTGATATCATTGGAAACATTCGCACCCTAACATTAGTTTCTGCTGGAACTGCTGCGACTGCTACAGCAACAATATCTGGAATCTGTACAAATGGTGGTGTCATTTCTGTCACCATGACAAGCAGAGGAGAGAGGTATATTATTCCACCTACAGTTAAATTTTCAATATCTCCAACTGGTTCATCAGACACTGCAGTTGGTATCGCAACTTTAATCAGTGATTTGACTAACTGTGATGGAACTCAGATTGGAAGTAAGGTTCAAGGTGTTAACCTTACTAATCCTGGTTGTGGTTACACTGTTGCTCCAGGTATTGCATTCGTTGGATCTGCATCAGATACTGGAGTCGGTGCTGCTGCAACAGTTACAATCGGCAATGGTGTCCTGAAACCAATCACTATTATCAACGGTGGTGGTGGATATATAACCGCTCCAGCGGTTACAATCAGTTCCCCTGGTATTGGTACAACAGCACTCGCAACTGCTGTTGTATCCGCTGCTGGAACCATCTCCGAGGTTAGATTCTCTAATGCAGGTGCAGGATATACTGTCACACCTACAGTTACTATTGCAGCACCTGCTGGAATAGGGGCAACGGTTGGTGTAGGAACATTTGTCAGAAACGAAATTGTCACAGGTTATGTCAGTGGCGCTACTGCAAGAGTCAAGACTTGGGTAGTGGGAACGGGATTACTAACTATCTCAAACCTAACTGCAGACTTCTCTCCGGGAGAGGTTCTCTTTGGCTCAGAAAGCAACGCTGTTTACAAATTGAGTTCTGTAGAGAATGACAACACTGTTGAAGCGTTTCCAGATAATGACACCATTGAAGACTTAGCAGATTCATTTCTAGACTTCAGTGAAAAGAATCCTTTTGGCACACCATAAATACCCTTAACGGCTGAGTAGAGCTCAATGCTATGTTTGACTATTTTTATCACGAAATCTTAAGAAAGACTATCATTTCTTTTGGTACCCTTTTTAATAACATTGAAATCCGTCATCAGGATTCTGCAGATGCTGTTATTGAAAAAATTAAAGTACCCTTGGCATATGGGCCTACTCAGAAGTTTTTAGCAAGATTGGGGCAATCTCCATCTCTAAGCAAAGGGACTCAGATCACTTTGCCTAGAATGTCGTTTGAATTTATTGGACTTCAATATGATTCTTCTAGAAAGGTAACGACAACTCAAACATTCACTACAGTCAATCCAGACGATAAGACTGAAGTGAAAAAGGTTTTCATGCCTGTTCCGTATACCATGGCATTTGAGTTGTCTATTTACACGAAGTTAAACGATGATATGCTACAAATTGTTGAACAGATTCTCCCATATTTTCAACCATCATACAATCTGACAGTAAATCTTGTAGAAAATATCGGAGAGAAAAGAGATATCCCAGTCGTTATTGAAAACATCTCAATGCAAGATGATTATGAAGGCGATTTCTCTACTAGAAGAGCTTTGTACTATACGATTAGATTTAGCGCAAAGACTTATTTCTACGGCCCAGTTTCTTCTGGTGCATCCAAAGATCTTATCAAGAAAGTTCAAGTTGGTTACATTGCAGGAGATACTACAAATACTCCTACAAGAGATGTTACATATTCTGTCGAACCAAGAGCAACCAAAAATTATACTGGCAGTGCAATCACAACATTGTCACAAGATATTGGTATAACTGCCAAGTTTATTGAGATGGCAGACACCAGTGGAATCGCAGACAGTTCCTTCTTCACCATTGATAATGAGTCGATGCGTGTACTTGAGGTTGTCTCAAGCACGAAACTCAAAGTTGAGAGAGGTATGGATGGAACAACAAAAGCAAATCACGTTGCCGGAACTGATGTTCATCTGATTACTGTCGAAGACAATGCTCTTATTGAAATCGGTGATAACTTTGGTTTTGATGGCAGCACCTTCTAAATATGATTAACAAATTTGACGATTTAAATGATGCTTTCGATATTACAGGAGATGTTATGGATGCCACCATTGAAAAGGTAGAACCAACACCTTTGGAAAAGAAAAAGAGTACTGATGATATAACTAAGGATTATGAATATACTAGAGGTAATCTGTATTCTTTGATTGAAAAAGGACAAGAAGCAATCAACGGCATTCTTGAACTGGCTCAAGAGAGTGAGATGCCTCGTGCATATGAAGTTGCAGGACAACTGATTAAGAGTGTTGCGGATGCAACTGATAAGTTGATGGAACTTCAGAAGAAATTAAAAGATGTGGAGGAGGAATCGACAAGCAAAGGCCCCTCTACTGTCAATAATGCTCTGTTTGTTGGATCTACTGCAGATTTGGCAAAACTTCTTAAGTCAAAAGATATCAACCCCGATAAATAATTAAAAAAAAGTACTATGGCAGTACCAGTAACTAACATCGAAATTGAGCAGGGAACAGACTTTACCTCCAATTTCACTATCACCAACACAGACGGAAGCGTCTTTGATATGGATGGTAGTACTGCTGTGGCAAAGATGAAAAAGTTTCCTACTACAGGGACTGCTTACACCTTTACTGCTGGTATTACCACCTCCACAGGTATCATTACTTTGGATATGGCAGATACTATTACTACAGATATTCCTGCTGGAAGATATTACTACGATATTCTACTCACTAAGTCAGATTCTGATAAAGTTAGAGTTCAACAAGGAATGGCACTTGTAACTGCTGGCATCTCATAAAACGAACTTAGAAAAATGACTAAATATACTTAGGAGAAAAATCCTACAGTATTTTTTACTCATAACACTTGTCTAATGTCGGAAGATAATAAAAATCTGCCATCTATAAATGATTTCCTCTCTAAGGAAAATTTACCTTCAGTGGAAGAGTATGTGGTGGAGAATTCTCTACCATCAGTAGAAGATTATATTGAAAAAGAAGAAGAAGATATTCAAGAAGAGACAATAGAAGAACCTGTTGTAGAAACAGAGAATCTTACAGAAGTATTACGTCTCATTAATGACGTAAGAAGGGATATTCCTGATATTCCTGAAGTTAAGTATTACGATGATGAACTTGCTCAACTATCTGAGCAAATCACACAGATTCAAACCGAACTGTCAGAAGCACCTGAAGTTCGCTACTATGAATCCGAAGTAGAAGAGTTATGTGAAAAGATAGATTTTGTTAGAGAGCAGATCAAAGATATACCTGAAATAAAGTATTACGATGAACAAGTTAATGCTATTGAAGATAGGATTGATACTCTTCAAACTGAAGTAACAAATCTACCAGAAGTAAAATATTATGATAAAGAAATTGAAGCAATCTGTGGAGCTATCGATGATGTAAAATCACAGATTCCTCAGTTCCCTAAATGGGTTAATGAAGTAAATGAAGTTCCAGATTTCTCATGGATTGGGAAGACGTTCAGTGTTATTGATGATGATTTTATAAAAATCAATGATGTTGTCGAAACTCTGAGAGAACGTATTAATTTCGATATTAGAGAGATTTCTAATGATATTGATAATAAAAAGTTTGAATCTAAAGTTGAACTTAGAACAAAGTCTGAAGAAATTGAGACAAAAATTCAAGAGGAAAAAGATAAAATTTGGAAAGAGTTGAGAGAATCATCTCTTAGAATCTGGGAACATCACAAAACTTTCAAAGATGATGATAAGAAGTTAAAGAAACAAATCCTTGGTGAATATAACCAGTTAAAGGATTCTCTTAACAAGTCTATTAAAGAAAATACCGAACAAAGTGTAAAAACTGATGAGTTACTT